GTAAGAGAATCGTTCATTTAATCGCTCCTTTATTGTATGTATTATAGCATCTTTTGGTTAAAAAGTCAACCATTTAACAGCACACCAAAAGTCAAATATTGCTCATAATGGGCTATTTCTTGGTTGATTTGTTCTAATAATTCCTTGTGCTTACGGGTTTGGCGACCCATTCTACGGCAGGTTATTTCTTCTTCTGACAGTTTTTTAACCATGGCACCTATAGCATCGCTCATTTTGAGCATGTCATTGGTATGCTTTTTCATTTTATGTGCAGGGGCTTCTAGTTCAATTTGAACTTGTGCCCAGTCTAAACTTTGAGTAATTTCAGCCATGATACAGTATAACACATTTTGGTGACCTTGTCAATGACGATAAATACTAGATAATAGGATTAAGTAATGCCAAGATTATCACTATACAAGCCAACCAAAGGCAACGACGATAAGTTCATCAACAAGACCATGAGTGAAATGTTCACTGTAGGTGGCGTTGATGTCTATGTCCATAAATATCTAGGTCCTCTAGCCCAGCCAAATACCAGTGCTACAGAACCTGGTGGTGCTACATCTATAACCGGAATACAAGATCTACTATTCTTGGAAAATCGTGATCGCAAGTATGACACATCAGTCTATACCATGCGAACTATCTATCGCATAAATGATAATGACTTTGATCTAACACAGTTTGGATTATTCCTAACCGGCGATACCATGTTTTCTGTATTCCACTATGATGATATGATTGACGTCATTGGACGCAAGCTCATGATAGGTGACGTATTAGAAATGCCCAATCTAATAGACTATTATCCTATAGATGAGGGTGTGGGGGCCGCACTTAAACGTTTCTATGTAGTCAATGATGCTAGCCGTGCCGCAGAAGGATTTGCGGCAACCTATTGGCCACACCTATGGCGTTGTAAATTACAACCATTGGTAGACAGTCAAGAATACAAAGACATACTCGATAACTTACCAGCGACCGACAGTGGTGATAATACAAATACCTTAGGTGAGGTAATCAGCACCTATAACAAATATATTGAAATCAATGATGCTATTGTTACTCGTGCAGAACAAGATGTACCTAAGAGTGGTTATGATACTAGTACTATCTATACCGAAGCAGTCGGCAGTGATGGATTACCTGCAGACCCAGGTGCTTTAGATGCTAGCGTGATTACTGATGATGCCAGTGATACTAATCATGATGCTAGTGCGCAGACATTAACTAACACCGTAAAAGTAGAAGGCTATTTAACTGGTGATGCGCTACCTCCAAACGGTGCTACAGTTGCTGCAGGTATCGCTTTCCCAAATGCGCCAGGTCAAGGCGATTACTACCTACGTTTAGACTATATTCCTAATCGTCTATTCCGTTATGATGGACGTCGTTGGGTCAAAGTAGAGGATGCTGTGCGTACAAACTTAACACCAGGTAGTGATAACAAAACACAATTAAGTAGTTTCATCAATGATGATAATAAATTTATGAGTAACAGTGCTGCATGGGACGCTATACGTGTTTCAAGTACATATACTCCAGCGGCCAATGCTAAGACACTATCATTTACATTGTCTACCAAGACCGTGGTTGTTAAAGTTCCATACAATAGAAATTATGGAGTTCGAACAAAACTAAATGGTGAATATATCACCAATACTATATCAAATAGCAGTGGTAATATAGCGATTACTATCACAGGTCCGCTATATCCAAGAAAACTAAGACTAACATCAGCTATATCTACAGGTGGCAATGCTACTGTGACATTTGCTAGTCAATCAACTACTCCATTTGTAGTAGGACAGACTATCCAAGTTGCTGGAGTTGAAAGTGCTACACAATTCAATGGTAGTTGGACTGTGCTGCAAGCAAACGCATCTAGCGCCACTTATACCCTGGCGGGTAACTTAACTGGCACGATTTTAAGTGCTACTATCGCAGATGGTAGCCCATTACCAATTGGTAGCTTATTAGAATACACAGTATACAGACATGTAGTCAATGAACGTCAGGGATTAAGTCAAGCCCTGCGTCCTTCAGCGGATAATATATAATGGCAGCTAATCAACAATTTTTTTATGATGCTCAGATAGAACGCTTCTTAGCGCAGTTTATTCGTATGGTATCGGGATTCCAAGTTGAATTTGGTGCTGATCGCCAAGGTGATATCACATATCAACGTGTGCCTGTTTACTACGGTGACGGTAGTCGCCAGGTGGCACAGATACTGTCGAATGTCAGTGAGAATACTACCCCAACTGTTCCGGCCATGGCAGTTTATATTAATAATATAACCTATGACCGTGATCGTGTACAGGATCCTACATTCGTTGGCAAGATGAATATCAGAGAGCGTTACTATAATGAAGATACCATGGAATATGAAAATCGTCAAGGTAATGCATTTACTATTGAACGACTAATGCCTGTTCCTTATACATTAGATCTTAAATTAGATATCTGGACTAGTAATACTAAACAAAAATTACAACTGTTAGAACAACTAATGGTACTGTTTAATCCGGCATTAGAAATACAGTCAACAGACAACTATATTGATTGGACTAGTTTGAGTGTAGTATATCTTGATTCACCAAATTGGACTAGTCGCACTGTGCCAATTGGAACAGAAAATAATATTGATGTTGCTACCTTGACATTTAAATTACCTGTGTGGATCAGCCCGCCAGCTAAGATTAAAAAACTTGGTGTTATACAAAAAATCGTTGCTAGTATACACGACAGTGATGGCAATCTAAATGATGCTGTGTTAAATGAAGATAATCTATTAGGTAATCGTCAGTACTTTACTCCAATGATGTATGGAGTATTACTAATCGGTAATACATTAACATTATTAAAAATTAGTGAGATAGAAGATCCACGTGATCCACCCACACTTGAAACTCCAACAAAAGTTGGTACTAAAGACATTTGGCGTAGTTTGATCAGCGTTTATGGTGAATTGCAAAATGGTATTAGTCAGGTAAGACTATTACAAGAAGATGGTATCAATGAGGTTGTCGGTACAGTCAGTTATCACCCAACAGATGATACCTTGTTAATTTTTAATGTTGATATAGATACTAAATCTACCAATACGTTAACACCAATTGATGCCATTGTTGATCCAACTAAATCATCAGCTGTTTCACTAGCACAATCAGCTGTAAATGGTACTAGATATCTCATCTTAAATGACATTGGTAGTTATAATAATCCCCCAGGCTATGACGCACCAATTTGGCGTGGTACTAGTGGACAGCAATTAGTAGCGCATGCCAATGATATCATTCAATACAATGGCACATATTGGTCAGTATCATTCGACAGTCGTACAGATACTACGCTACAATATGTAAGTAATCTCAATACTGGAACTCAATATAAGTGGAATCAAACCCAATGGGTAAAAAGCTACGAGGGCGAGTACAAGGAAGGACTTTGGACTCTGGTCATATAGAAGGTGTCGGCACCTTTATCTACGCAACATCAACTGGTCGCTATCTATTCTTATTACGTGATACTAGCAAATATAGCGGTACGTGGGGGCTAGCTGGTGGAAAGATTGATGCCAATGAGCATATCCTTGAGTCATTAACTCGTGAACTCAAAGAAGAACTGGGATATGATTTTCTTAATGTTAAAATTATTCCTATAGAAAAGTTTACCAGTGACAATGGCAATTTTAGTTATCACACTTTTCTAATTTCAATTGATGAAGAATTTGTTCCAGAATTAAATCACGAGCATCGTGGATATTGTTGGGTGAAGTTAGAAGACCATCCTAAACCATTACACCCAGGTGTGTGGCGAACAATTAATTTTAAATCTGTGGTTGAGAAAATTAAGACTTTAGAAAAAATCTTATTATAAATCGCATTCTAATACTAAATCTCTAAAGCTGATTTGTCTATGATTACTGCACCATTTTAATGTTTCTGGTACTGTATTCTTACCATATGATGTTACCCAGACAAAGTCAACATCTGAATATGTATTAAATAGTTGAGCTCTGTTGTTAATTAATTTATCGCCCTCTATTTCAAATTGCCATTTTAGATCATAACCATTGGTATCTGCATAGATATTATTGTTATGTCCTTGTAAATCATATCCATCAAACCCTAATAGATAAATTGTTGTATGTCCATCAAAGGCGGCGATATAAGCAGCTGTTGTTCCTGCGTCAGCATATGGATCATAAGGAATAAGATAAAATTTACTAGGATGCTCTAATAGATGTATAGCGTTTGAATAAACAATGTTATTGTTTACATAATTACTGTTGGCTATTTCAGTAACTATGCCATTATTTCCAGTGGATACTAAAAAATCAGGAGTAAAATCTCTATAGAGAGCATTGCATCCGTAGGTTTGTACTGTTGTTGCACCCAATAATCCCTGAGGTTTTTTTAAATTTTGTAGGTTAAATTCTAATCTACTAGGACCATTGCCAATGATTGCAGCACGATTTGATATTTGGTTATTGGTTATCATGTTAGGGATCGTTTCAGTCTGATCCCACCACTTTTTACCTTCGTGTTTGCGCTCAACAATAATGTCTTCGCCGGTGTAGTCCTTACGATATTTCTTATCTATTTGAAGCATGTATCACCTTTACACTATATATGTAGTCATTACTTTTACGTTGCTGATAGCTGTGCCTGATAATGGAACTAACCATAATGAACAAGTACCGCCACTGACGTTAGCAGCCAATGTGCCTAGATTATTACCAGTGTTAACGACGCCGTAAGTAGTAACCCAAGCATTTAACCCGTTAGTAGTAATCAATGATTCCATTGCTTGAACATTACCTGTACCTTGTTTCATTGAAATCACATACTTGGCAGTGGTGTAAGCATTAGCTGAGAAGCTGTCTAGCAATGTTAGGTTAGTACTAGTAACCTGTGTTGCTGTTTGATCGTATGATACTTTATTTCCAGTTTTGAAATTAAAGTTACCTGATTGATCAATATTAGCTCTCTGTGTTGTAGCTGATGTACCAGTCCAGAACTGTAAAGCTGTATCATCTGCAATGAACTGATTTAAACCAGTGGCACTGGCAATTGAAGTAACAGCTGATGTAGTTGTTAAGATACGTACATCGATCACATCATCAGGTGCTGGTGGTTCTGTAAATGTTAGTGTTGTTCCACTTACTGAGTAAGCCAGTGTTGGGAACTGCATGACACCGTTAATGCTCACGAGCGAACCTGATGTTGTTGCTGTTGCTTGTAAGGTAAATGTTGTATTAGTTCCGTCAACGTTACCAAATCCACCCGCTACGTTACCTGAGAATTGACGATCACTGATAACTGTAAACACAGAACCAGCAACTGTCCAATTTGTACCATCGTAGTATTCAAGTGCGTTTGATGTTGTGTTGAAACGTATCATACCTGGAGCATCAGCACCAGCAAAGCCTAATAAACTACTTGGTCGAGCAGCGGTTGGACCAGCCGGTATCATCATAGCTGTTACGCTGTTAACTTTTAGTGTTGCACCTGGTTGGACAGTAGTATTACCACCACCAATGATCACTGATTCTGTGAACGCTGCATAGCCAGCATTAACATTAGCATATACGGCCACGTTACCAGATGTCGAACTCTTAACTTGGAATGCACTGGTACTGTTGGTGCTGTTAAATACTGCACCTTTGGCAGTATATACTTCACCACCGATACCCACACCGCCAACTACAGTAAATGCACCTGTTGTATAACTTGAAGATTGGGCAGCAAGTTGTACACCTACGTTGGCGTTGATTCTACTAATCCTTACACCAACTGAGCTTGTTCCGTTAGCTGAAATAACAACGTCAGTACCACCAATTAATCCTAAATTAGAACCGAATGAAGTGATAACATACCCATCATTTG